ATGAAAGCGACCAGTTACGAGCCAGGAGAGAGTAGGGTCAAGGACGACCTCTGTGACACACCGACCTCTGTGACAGGTGTCACACACCTCTCCAATCGGAGAAAAAAGCCGCCGATGCTGATCAGTAGATATGTTGAACGCTGTGACAGATCGACAGGCCGGTTAGCGGCCACCACTGTGACAGATTATCCGACCTCTGTGACACGCCACCGGAGTGGAGGTGTCACAGTGGTCTTACCTGTAGCTGAAAATTATTGGCAGAGGCTGAACATGAGCAAGAACAAGATTAGGTCAGTCTGGCTGACCGTGGAGCGGGCGGCGGAGCTATTAGGCTGCTCCACCCGCACTGTATGGCGCAATATCAAGCGCAACAAGACCGAAGTGTATAAGCACCTGGTCGAGCAGGATGGCTATAAGGTCATGAAGACCTTCCTGCTTACCGAGCCATCCTTATATATAAAGGAGATGGCAGACTGCCAGGCCAGACATCTGGTGCCTGCCGGCTTCATTGAGATCACTCTCAAAGTGGATGGCAAGGACCTACACAGTGCTTTGATCTACAAATACAGCGAGGAGGACAAGCATGAGCATCTATGATGAAATCGATCCCCTGGCCTACGCGGAGCTCTATCAGAGCATCTATCCCGATTGGAAGGGCAAGCAGGAGCTACTGGACCTGATCGGGAATACCCAGGAGATCAAACCCAAGGCAAAACCTCAACCAGCGCTTATCAGCGAGCCTACTGAGATCATTAAGCCTGATCCTGGCATAGTCCTGGAAGGCGAGGTATGCGATCTTGAGGATAAGGAAGAGGGATACATCGACTTCACTCCGGAAGAGCGGGTACCCGTTAAATACGATAACGAAGCCAAACTCCTCGGTTACTTCTGCAGCATGGTGCTGGATCGGCTCCATACCTGCGAATCCAAAGGCCGGGAGTGGGAACTGATCACTGAGGAATACAATCAGGGCAGTCTGGTGCCGGAACTATATGCCCTTAAGGGAAAACGCACCGAAAGAGCTTTGCGTATCTGGCTGGGTCGCTATGAGCAGAGCAAACAGGACATGTATGCCCTTCTGCATGGCAACCGCTATCAGAAGCGGCAACGCAAGATCACCGAGCTGGAAGGCAAAGTGCTGCTGGTGATCCTGCTGCATCCCAACCGGATCAGCATCGGCAGCGCTCTCAAGTTCCTGAAAGCCAAAGCCGAGTCCGGCCTGATCGACTCACCCAGCTCAGTACCGACCTTAAGACGCTGGGTCGAGGAATGGCGGGACGATAACCTGGCGATCTGGGAGCAAGCCCGGCAGGGCAGCAAGTACGTGGCTGAGCATATCATCAAGACCATCCACCGGGATAGCAGACTGCTGAGTGTGGGCGAAGTATGGGTAGCCGATGGTCATACCCTGGCCTTCGATATCGTCAATCCCAAGACGGGTAAAGCGCAGCGCATGACCATGATCATGGTCTTCGACTGGGCTTCCAGATACCCGGTGGGTGCCACGCTCGCCTTCACCGAGGATAGCCAGCACATCCAAGCTGCCTTCCGCAACGGCTTCCTCAACTGGGGAGCCCTGCCCCAGTATGTCTATCTCGATAATGGCAAGGCCTTCAAGAGCAAGCTGTTCCACGAACAGTGGGAAGGCCATGACCTGGCCAAGGAACTGGGTGGCATCTTCCCCAAGTTGGGGATCAAAGCCCAGTTCGCCGAGAGCTACAATGCCAAGGCCAAGGTGATCGAGCGGTTCTTCAAGACCTTCCAGGAGCAGTTCGAACGCTTCATCAGCAGCTTTCGTGGTGCCAATGTAGCCGATAAACCATCCACTCTGATGCGTAACGAGAAGTGGGCAAAGAAGCTCTATACCTCAGAACCTCCCACTACCAACGAAGCGATGCAGATGATCGGCTACTATATCAGATACGTATATGGCAACACTCCCCACCGGGGACTGGATAACCGCAAACCCTGGGAGGTATTCAACTCGGCTCCCAAGCCATCTGACCGACTGGTCAATCCCTCCCACCTCAACTTCATGATGCTGAGCGTGGAGCGCAAGGCCATCCGCAACGAAGGCTTGGTGCTGAATAAGATGAAATACTGGCATCCCGCCCTAGTTGAACACATGGGCAAACCGGTGGTGATCAGGTACGATCTGGCTGACGCAAGATGGGTGCTGGTCTATGATGAAGCTGATGTCTTCATCTGCCAGGCAGCCCTGCGCCAGACCCAGCATCCGTTCATCCAGGCAGATATGCAGAACAGCAAGTCGCATAAAGAATACCGCCAGGAATACACTCAGATCAAGAAGCTTCAGCGGCTGACCGAACAGCGGACCCGGATGTTCGTCCGCAGCAATCAGGAATCGGTGGATAAGCTGCTTAAAAGCTACGTGAACGAGCTCCCAGCCGATAACAACCCCACCTTCATCCAACCAGCCATGATCGAGGCTCCCGCACCGGGTCCGGAAGAGGAGATCGCCAGACTGGAGCAGATGGTGATCGAGCAGGATCAGGCAACAACTACGAACCTGCCAGAGAATACCAACAACGATCAAAATCAAGATGTTATCGAAGGCACGAGTGAGTTCGATCCCTTCGATGATGAGGAATTCAAACAAATGCTTAAGACGATCGGAATCAAATAAGGAGGATTAGATGAAGCAAGGTAAACTGGTACCGATCCACAACGTCAAAAAAGCCGATGAATGCATCGACTTCCTGCTCAAGCGTCCCCGCCTGGAGATGGTGGGACTGGGTATGCTGTATGGCAGACCCGGCCTCGGTAAGACCACCTATGCCAGCCGCGTCTCCTATGCCCGGGGATACGTGTATATCAGACTGGAAGCTACAACCACTCCCAAGACTTTCGCCAAGGAACTGCTGCAGAACCTGTACCGGAGCCTGGGCATGGGTGATTATCTCCCAGTGGGAACCACCAACAACATCTATAAGCAATGTATCCAACTACTGCTTGATAATGAGGATACCGTCATTATTATCGATGAGATCGACTATGCCTTCCGCTATCCTCAGTTACTCGGATCGATCAGAGATCTGGTGGATGAGACCTTCGCAGTGGTGATCCTGGTGGGCATGCAGAATGCTATGGACAGGCTTAACCAGATCAATGCCTACTACTTCGACCGCTGCAACTACTTCTATGAGTTCGAAGCGGTGAGCAAGGACGATATAAGAATGTTAGGCACGGAGCTGATGAACATCCCCTGCCCGGAGTCTCTGGTTAACTACATCAATCACAACGCTGCCGGCAACCTGAGAAAAGCCATCAAGATAATGCACATGCTCGAAGCCAGCGGCAAGATCAATCCCATCCAGGCTATGAACCATATCCAGGGGGCCTTATGAACGAGCAAGGTATCTTGATCGACCGCTTTGTAGACCGCTTCGTCAGCTACTTCAACTTAGATCTGATCTGTGAATGCACCGGAGTAGACCGGGATGTGGTTCAGGAGCGCCTAAACCAGCTCATTATGGGCAATGTGATCCGCAGGGTATCCAAATACGAGGATATCTATGTAACTAACCGGGGCCGGTATGCTACCAAGGTATCAACCATCCATTGCGGCAACTGGTCATTCGACCTCAAGGCCTGCCAAGATATCTGCTTCCTGCTCGAACTAAGCCAGATAAAGAGCATCCGGCAATTGGCTGCCAAGATGCAGCGCAGCCGCCAGTGGGCTTATCTCTACCTGGAGGCTCTGATCTCAGTCGATGCGGTGGGTATCCGCAAGTCCGGATACTATACCAAGGACATAGGCAAGGCCTTCAGGGTTGGCTCGGTGATCAAGAAAGGCGTCATCAGGCAGAAACGCTTGGAATGTGGTATTAAGCACACTCCTCACCGTAAAAGAACTACTAAAACCGCTAATCACAAGTAAACAGCGAGGGCATTCTATGACTCAGGAACAGCGAGAACGAAAACTACGTCAACAGATACATGGCCTCAGGGTCAAGAAATTCCACTGGCCGCTCGATGCCTTCAGGTTCATCATCAAAGGCTTGGGCTATGGCGAATCACTCAGAGCCTTGCCGGAGGAGCGCTTAACTGAGTTGAAGACACTCCTGCTCAAGTACCGTAAGCATGGCAGGCCCCAAGTCTTTACCTTTGACCGCCAGGGAAAGTATATGTTTCATCTTATGAAGACTGCGGGCTGGACCGAGTCCGAGCTGAGGGCATTCATGATCAACCACTTTTCTAAAACTCACTGGAACCTACTCAACAAGAAGGAGCGCAGAGCTGTGATCGCAATGCTGCAGAACTATATCAAACAGAATGAAAAGAAAGCCAAAGATAATAAGGAGACATCTAATGGACACACCCAAGACCCCCAAGGCTAAGAAGCCCCTACCCACTCGTATTGACGCTAACGGACAGAGCATCCCCACCTCGATCATCAGGCCGGAGATTCTTAAACAGGATGCCATCGTAACCAAGACCATCAACCGGGCTATCAAACTGCATGACCGTATGGTAGCTGACAAGAACCAGTTCTTTGAGGACGTGGAGCTGTATCTCCAGCAGGTAGCCGAAAAGAATGGACTGGACTGGAAAGGCAATGCCGTTCTCAACAGCTTTGACGGCAAGTACCGGGTTGAGATCAGGTTCAAGGAACGCATCCAGTTCGGCATCGAACTTCAACTCGCCAAGCAGAAGATCGATGAGTGTCTGAAGGCCTGGTCTGCAGACTCCAACGTCAACCTAAGAGCCATCATCAGTGAAGCCTTCCAGGTCGATAAGAAAGGCGAGATCGCCAAGTACCGCATCCTGCGCCTGCGCCGTTACAACATCAAGGATCAAACTTGGAAGGAAGCTATGGAACTGATCGACCAGGCCATCCAAGTGGTATCCACCAAGCAGTATATCAACTTCTACGAACGTGACGAGTCGGGACAGTTCCGCCAGATCGTCCTTAACTTCCCTGCCCTTTGAGAAAGAGTGGCAGCGTAATGCATCTCTATTTGATAAAAGCACAGGAGAATGAATAATGGCACCTATGAATACCAACACTGCAGAGGAATTGAACACGATGAGCATCTTTAATGATGAACGCACCTACCGCACCGATGAGATAGCCGATATGCTCAAGGTCGACCGCTCCAGCGTCTACCGCTGGATACGTGACATAGGTGATCCTCTGCCTGCTTTCAGAACTAAAGAAAACGGACAGCTGCGCTGCTCCGGTAAAGACCTCAACCTCTATCTGCTAAAGCACAAGGTACGCCCTGAGTATGAGTAATAGCCGTGAGTTCCGTATCAAGCGGGACAACTGCAAAGAAGCATATTTGAACGGCAAGACTGATCCCTATGAACTGGCGATGATCTTCGGAGTTTCCGATATCACCGTTCGCAAGTGGATCAAAGGCGGTAAGTGGGACGAGCTCTTCAAAGAAGAGAACCAACTCGACCACGAGATCGCCATAGCCCGCAAGAAGGCACTCATTCAAGCGCTCCGGGAATATGCCAAGAACCCTGCCGATACTGCCATCCAGAGCCTAGTTAGCATGATGAAGCAGGATCAAAAAGACCGGCAGCCCTCCAAAGAACTGAACGACTACATCGTCAAGTTCCTGGATCAGGTTACCGACTTCATGATCGAGAAAGGGCATGAGACCTTGCTTAAGCAGTTCCAAAGCATTCTGCACGATCTGGCAGAATACCTGAGAGTGAGAAATGGTTAACCTTCCTGCATCCTACATAAGGACTCCCCAGCCTAAGCCTACAGACCCGACCTACCCTCCAAACCAACAGCCCGACATGGTCAGTCCTCCGACCTCCGGGTCCCCGACGCCCATCCCCCTGGGCGTCGGGGGGTTACCCGGTTATGCCTAAGAAGTTCATTCAGCGGCATAACAAGGCTCTGACGGAGATCGCATCCAAAACGATCTCCGTCTTGCCTTTTATAGACGATAATCCCGAAGCCAAGGCAGAGCGGATAAGACGCACCACTGCAGAAGGCTGGGATGCCTTCTCGTTCTTTTGCCATACCTATTTCCCGCATATCTTCCCACTACCTTTTTGCCCAGCACATGAGACCATGTTCGATGAGACTGATAAGGGCTCAGGCATCATCGCCATCACCGGTTTTCGTGGGCTGGGCAAAACGGTTCTCATGGGAGTGGTCTATCCTATCTGGATGATCATCAAAGGTGAGCGCTATGTGATCCATACAGCCGCAGACATAGATCTGGCTCAGGAGCGCACCGCTTTCACTCTGCATGAGCTACAGAACAATAAGCGGCTCACAACGGACTATCCTGAGCTGCAGCCTGTGGATAGCTTTGACTTGGACTTCTATCTCAAGAATAAAGCCAGGATCAGAGCCAGAAGTATCAAGCAGTCTCATAGGGGAACTATCAATCCCAAGACAGCCAAACGGCCCGGGCTGATCGTCTGTGACGATATCGACAAAGAAGAGAATATGGGTAACCAGTCCATCGGTAAGAGACGCATGGAGAAGATCACCCAGGAGCTTGCCGGAGCTCTCTCACCGGAGGGAAATGGCAAGATCGTCTGGCTCGGTAACCTGGTACATCCCAATTACTCCATCTGCCAGTTTCAGGAGCTCATATTAGGCGATTTACGGGCCGATAATCCAGATTTCGCCTCTGGATACCAGTCGGTTCTGAAAACGCACCAAAAAGCGATATTGCGATTCTCTCTCGAAGATATGTATGGCAAGTCCAACTGGGAGGAGCAATACCCTACTGCCACTCTTCCTAACCTGCGAGCCAAGTTCGGACATACCGGTTATCAGAGGGAGATGCTAGGTCAGCCGGTGATCGAAGGGAATATCTTCAAGAACCACTGGTTCACTAAGTATAGAACCTTACCTGAACCATCCCAGATGAAGCGAGTCTGGCTCTATGCCGATCCTGCCTGGGGAGAGAAGGGTTGTTACAAAGCTGTCATCTCCGTAGGCTATGATGGTAACAGGTTCTACGTTATCCATGTCTGGATACGTCAGACCGAGAACACCAAGTTCTTCAGATACTACTTTGATGCCTATCAGGAGTTGGATAGAGTTTACAGAGTGAAAGCCAGAGCCGCCTGTGAAACTACCTATGGTCAGGCACGTATCCTTGCTGACTTCGATCGGTGGGCTACAGATAACAATCTGCCACCGATAAGCCACCGCATCAAGCGGATCGATAACAAAGATAATAAGAACCTGCGCATAGAACGCACTGAGACCATCATCGAGACAGCCAAGGTACTCTTTCCGGAGGGACAGGATACTCCCACCCTAATATCCCAGTTCCTCACTTATCCTGATGGCTATATTGATGGCTGTGATGCCTTGGCTGGATGTCTGGAGCGTTTCTCGGAATATGATATTGGCAGGAACAGAGTGAAAGTCCGGAGGTTCAGCTTCTAATGAACTATTACGATAATCTGATGCTTGAGTACTACCGGGTCCTCAATAATGCCTGGAAAACCGAGATTAGAGATGCTACACGACTTGCCATCCAGATGCTGAGTGACATGCCCCGAGCCGAGAAGCTCAACCAAGGCTCAATAGATAAGCTTATGGGCATCATCAATACTCAACTGGGAGATGACTTCGCAGCACTGGTCAATGAGCCCACCAAAGCGATAATAGACCGCTGTGTGCGGCTCGGACTCAAGGACACCCAAGTGCAAGCCCCTACCAAGACCAGCATCGGGCTCTGGGGCATTGAAGATCAGCATCTCTCATCCACCATTCAGAAGCAGCAGTTGTTCTGGATCGGTAATCACTTTGAAGCGGATATCCGGCAGAACTTTGCAGATACCCTATCCAAAGCCATCGAGAAGGGCTATACCAAAGAGATGCTTGCCGATAACCTCAAAGACCAGTTCAGCGACCTCGCCAACCGATCGTCCCACTACTGGCAGGGACTGGCAGAGCACACTGCCCTCAGAATACGTGAGTTCGGAAGGCTGCAAGGCTACAAGAAAGCCAAAGCCAAATACTACAAGCTCGTGGTGATCATGGATGACCGCACCAGTGACATCTGCAGGGCATTGGCAGCCCAGGATAAGATCTATCCTCTAAACAATGCAATCGAGGTGATGGATAACCTTATGGCTCTAGACACCAAGTCCAACAGCCTGGATGATGCCAGAGACTACATCAAAGCCCTCGCTCCCTGGATCAAAGAGGATCAGATCGAATACGACTCAGAGATGAACCCGGTTGGTGTCTCAGGAGCGCATACACCCTTTCCACCGTTTCATTGGAAGTGTAGGACGACGACAGAAGTCCTCTGACGATACATTTTAAAGAGCTTGAAGTATACTAATATTCAACCTCTATGATGTACACTGCTGGCTTGAACTTCTCTACTAAGGAGGAAAGTGAACTGCTGGCTTGGGTGGTTTTGCTGATTCTAATATCGTCACTAAGAAGACCAATCAAATTGTTTAAATATGATGTTTTAACAGCGTAGGAGACATTCTCGGCTTGTGATATCTTTGCATTAACCACTCCAATCACGTTACCAGAGGAGTTAAACAGAGGACCGCCACTATTACCTGGCTGTGCTGGTGCACTGAATTGATAGCTTGAAACATCGCCTTGATACCCAGTAACAGAGCTTATTATTCCGTTTGTAACCTTGATCTCATTTCCCATAACTTGAGTTAAGGGATATCCCATACAAAACACAGATTCACCTGTTCTATTTAGTGCATCGTCGAATCCGTAAGGTAAAGAACTACCGTACCCCAATGATAATCCGTTGACTTTTATAATGCAAAGATCGTTGTTAGCGTCTGAAACGGACACAGTCGCCGCTAATCGGGTTTTGCTTCTATTGTTATCTATTACGTATATCTTTTTAGCGTTTTTAACAACATGATGACAAGTCACGATATAGCCTTTAGTGCTTAGCAGAAAACCTGTACCAGTACTAGATGAGAAGTCAGACCCAGTATCTACGATGTCTTTGGGGAAAGTCCTAATATAACTGATATCTTGTTTATTACTTTGGTTCCAAGGGATATAAGAAACTGTAAAAGAACCACTGTTCGTAAATACTAATTCGGCGGGAGTGCTGTACTTATCAAGTTTCACCCAATCTCCAAGAAACACACCTTGCAGAGCAGTGGATTCAACAATCCCTATTACATCGCCTTCTTTCCAACTTCGCACGCCGCCCATACCCGACAAATAATTGATGTAGTATTTGTCATTGGGTGCGTTTTTATAAATTCCGATTTTAAACTTGTACCCATTATCTGCAGTTATTGCCTGATAAACTCCCTCATAAGGCTTTATCCCTCTTTTATTCCATTCTTCTTTGAGTTTTGTTTCAGTAAATCCATCCATCACTAGCTGCCCTTGGAAAGATTTCCCTTTGCCCCAGTCTAATTTGTAGGCGGTAGCTATGAGCCGATCAGGTCCATATTGGTTATCCCAGTAGGAGTCCAGTATTAGCCAGTTCCCGCCGATTTCCCTACACTCTCGTTGTGCTTGTGTTATTAAAGTACTTTTGTAACCATAATCCTGAATCTGTATTGTCCCGATTTTCTCTGCAAAAGGTAAGTGAGTTGCCGGAATCACATAACCGATATCTTCCCAATAAACAGTCTCAAAGTAGTCCCTGGGAGGATAGCTCTTTATTGGAACCACCCTAGTTTCGACTGCTACATTCATACCGCAGCCATGCATCATTAACAATACAATGATAAATCCGCAGAACTTAAGTACTGACTTCATGATAACCTCCTGGGTCATTTATTGTCGCTCTGATCCTATTGATCAATTGTTCTTTCAGGTTCGTATTACTCACCCAAAGAATATGGTTATATTGCCTGGTATCAAAGTGAAGATTGTTTTTATCACTGTCTTTGCAACACCAGATAACAGGTTTCCCAAGCCCTAAGGCATAGCCAGCCTCGAAGTAAACACCACCTCTTTGAAATGTAAAATCTGCAATTATAAAATCAGATCTTTTTATCTCAGCCAGAACCAAATCGCATATCTTGTCATTATGTTCTTCTCTATCAATTCTAAACGGGTTAAATCCTGTTTCTACAACTGCTGGTGCGATTGCAGTATTGTATACTTCATCTAGGTCACCATCGCCAAATTTCATAGCTATGAACACCTGCTTAGTTTTTGTAAGCCCTGATGTTAACTTGTCGAGTCTGTCCCACCCGCTTAACTCGAGCTTCAAGGTATATTCGTCTGAGTTGCTAACATGTTGACTATAAATGTAGCCGCGTTCTTTTGCAAACTGGATCAGAGCTTGTAGCTCATTCTGATTCTTAATATAAAGCATTGGGTGGTCCGTGGGAGTCACTCGCACCTTACTGCCGATCTGGTTTGTTCTTTTATGCAGAAACAGCAAAAGTACATCAATCAATTCTAGAGGGCTATTAGGGATTCTCACGCTTTGCTTGATTCTGTCAATATCTTCTATCTTCAGAATTTCGGAAATTACCCCAGTGTCTTCATAAAGATGCCTAAGGGCAATGCTTAAAGCTATGTCTGGTGCTGGTCTTTGATTGTTGTCATGCGGAAAGAAATGCCCCTTCATCCTCCATCCGCTTATTTTAAATTCTCCGCAGTGATTGCAATTAAATCGGAAACGGTCGCCGTCACTTTGATACCAATAATGATCGGTGTTTAGTAAGTAGCCGCAAATCGGACATGCTGATGTTTCGTTTTCCATAAATACTCCATTGTCTATAGATCTATTGACCTGGTATATCATCGAAAATCATCCCTTATTCAGAATTGTTAAGCACTGGCTCTTGCTTATACGTCACCCCAAACATAGTTTCCTGCAGCCACTTCTGAAATGATAAATTATCGCTATATTGTCCATAGAGTTGCGTATGATCCTTCAGATAGGCCAGCAAGATCTCCTGTAGCGCTTTATTGTGCTCGATACGGGCATTCTGTCTGTCCGAATGCAGGATCGCGTTTTGATAGGCAGGGTTCTTTCTCAGCTGTTCGGGGATGTCCACTGTGATCAATTGCCTGATCTTGTCCGCATCGCTCCAGGCGACGTTACCAAAGAGGTCGTTGAACTGCTTGAGGATGTTGCTCAGCAGGTCCAGTTCAGCCTCAGGTTTGCCACCTCCGCCCGTAGTTGAGAAGGGATCAATGGTTCCGTTTTCATTCTCCAACTTGATCCGCTGGGGCGTAAGTTTTTCCACCCGATAACTATCCATATCGATGGCTTCCAGGATACCATGGGACAGATCATCATCTTTGGGAGCGGGGAGTTTGGGGATCAGGAAAGTGAGGAAGATGGAAAGCTTCTCCCATTCCTGAACATTATAGGGCAGAAGAGGCGAAAGGTAATTATAGGTGCGTACGAAGGCCTTGGCCTTGCCTTTGAAATCCACTTGTTTGTCCTCATCAAGATCAGATCTATACACCGCCACGCAGGCGTCCAGGATAGGGTCCAGCCGCTCTCTGGGCTGATTGTTGAGGAAGAACTCCACCAAAAAGTTCACGTCGTCCGGCCCATATACCTGATATCCATCCAGAGCGGTTTTCAGGTCATGGACCTTATTGGGGTCGGTCTCATCGCTGAGGATGGTGCTGCGGTAGTAATCCTGGAAAGCCACTTTGATCGTTTCGGTGTTGTTGATGAAGTCCAGCACGAAAGTATCATGTTTTGGGGATGTGCCCTGTTCAGCCGGGAAAGGGTCTGCACTGCCTTGATCCCCTCCAGGGTCTTGTCCACATACATGGTGTGCAGCAGCGGCTCGTCGTAGCCGGTCTGGAATTTGTCGGCCACGATCAGAAAGCGATAGGGGTCTTCCCGGAAGGTATGGGCGATCTGGTTGCTGGGGAATCCATTCAAACTGGACTCCGTCACTTTCTGGCCTCCGTATTCATGCTCGCCGGAAAAGGCCACCACAGCTTTGTAGGGATATTTGGCTTCTTTCAGATATTCGCAAAAGGCGTGATAATACTCGATGGCCAGCATTATCCCGTTGGTGATCACCATTGCCCTGGCTTTACCACCGATCTTGCCACCCCCAACCACGTTCTCGTGGAAATGGTCGATCATGATCTCCGCTTTCTTGCGGATGGCATATTCGTGACCCTCAACATACTTGCGCAGCTTCTTCTGGGCTTTCTTAACGTCATATTGGGGATCGTCACCCACGACCTTGGTCAGCTTGTAAAAACTCATGATCGGGGTATAATTGGTGAGCACGTCCAGGATGAATCCTTCCTCAATCGCATGTTTCATGGTATAGCTGTGGAAGGGTAGATGCATCACCTGTTCGCCCTCTTTTCTGGCCTCGCCGAAGATCTCCAGGGTCTTGTTCTTAGGGGTGGCGGTAAAGGCGAAATAATCGGCGTTAGAGAGCATTTTGCGGCTTTGCATGATCTGGTTGATCTTGTCCTGGATGCTCATTTCATCATACTCGTCCTCATTGCTCGCAACCTCGGACAGGACTGTCTGCATCTTGGCGCTGATCTTGCCGCCCTGGCTGGAATGGGCTTCGTCGATGATGATGGCAAATCTGTTGCCCCGATGCTCGTTACCGATCTCTTTCAGGATAAAGGGGAACTTCTGCACCGTGCTGATGATGATCTTTTTTCCCGAGGTGATGAATTTTCTCAGATCGCCGGAGTCCTCCGCGTGGTCAACCACTGATTTCACCTGGGCAAATTGCTTGATTGTATCCTGTATCTGCTTGTCCAGTATCCTTCTGTCGGTTACTACAATGATGGAGTCAAAGAGTGGCTTGCCCTCCCGTTTGATCCCGATCAGCTGATGCGCCAGCCAGGCGATGGAATTGCTTTTCCCGCTGCCCGCGCTATGCTGGATCAGATAGCGCTTGCCCAGGTCCGCTTCATCCACATCGGCCAACAGTTTCCGCACCAGGTCCAGCTGGTGGTAGCGGGGAAAAACCTGTTTGCGGTTCGTTCTTCCTTTTTGGTCCTTTTCCTCGATAACCTGGGCGTAATTCTCGATGACATCGCTCAGGTTGGCTTTGGTGAGGGTATCCTTCCACAGGTAATCCGAGGCCAGCCCATCCGGATTGGGCGGATTCCCGGCGCCATCCTTGTAGCCTTTGTTGAAAGGCAGAAACCAGGAATTCTTTCCCCTCAGATGGGTGCACATCCGCACGTCCACATCATCAACCGCGAAATGCACCATACAGCGCCCAAACTGGAACAGCGGTTCCCGTGGTTCACGGTCCCTGCGGTATTGCTGCATGGCATCATGCACAGTCTGCTTGGTGAGGGAGTTTTTCAGTTCAAAGGTCATGATCGGCAGGCCGTTGATGAAGAGGCAGAGGTCCAGAGCCAGCGCTTGCTCGGAGAGGCTGTAACGGAGCTGGCGGGTAATGCTGAAGATATTGTTTTGGTAGAGTTCGACTGCTTTCTGGTTTTCCGGGGAGGGCGTCAGATAGTACAGTTCCACAGAGGCGGAAAGGTGTTCGATACCCTTCCTCAGAACGTCGATCGTGCCCCGCTTGGCGATCTCGCTTTGCACCCGGTGCAAAAACTTCTTTCTTTTCTCGCCTTCAACTTCTATTCCCAAGCGCTCAACCTTGTCCGGCTGGGTCGCTTGCAGGAACTTCATCAGTTGAACTATGTCCAGGCAATGCTCCCGGTCGTAGTCCTGGGGGGAACCCTTGACATATTGACCCTCCTTGACGAGGCTCTCGACGATCAGGCTTTCCAGACCGTATTCGCTGGTGTCAGTCGGCATTTTCGCTCTCCTCAATGAGTTCTGCATCTACCTCAAACTCTTGTTCCAATTCATATTCAGGAATGTCAGGAACGTCAACATCACGTACATCCATTTGACCGGTTACCACATCGGAGATCAGGCGAGTTTGGAGGGAGCTTAGGAGTTCTATTGATCTGTTCAAGGTGTTAATTTTGCGGTTGATTTTTTCGATATGACTGTTTAGATAATCTACAATGCTTAGTTGTTCATCGGAAGACGGATACAAAACATTGTATTTCTTGAGTTTATCTATAGTAAACCGAGTCATTGCACCGCCTGTTAAAGACGATAAAAGATGACTCTTAAATACTGTTGAGTTCAAAAAATATACCAAGTATCTGGGCTTCAGATGACTGAGTGTTCTGATCAATGCTACGCTGGAAAGTAAAGAAAACTGCTCTTCTATGTTATTAATCGTTGCAATTCCAGCTGTTGCACCATCCTTAATATATAACACATCACCCTTTGTAACTGGGCATCTTCTATAGATTGGTTCATGATCAGCTGCACTGATGAACGAGATATCTGAAAGATCAACCCCCTGTTCTTTAATGTTCTTAGCTGTTATGTACATAAAATCGCCTGAGTCATAACTTTTAGGGCTAAAATGAGTGCCATCGACAATTAGTGAACAAACCTTAGCCAGTGAGCTGTGTTGCCAATCCTCAGGCATCATGCCCAACCAGTCAATACCGCTGTCCTTGTACTTGGGATAGGGTTTCCCAGTGCGGACATCGATCTTGCCTGTCACAGCGTCATTGATGATGGCCTGCTTCAGTTCCTTGAGCAACTCTATCTGCCTCTTCTTGATGCGGATGTACTTGTTGATCTGGTAGTTTTTAAAATCGAGGAACCTCCCAATTTGAACCTGATCATGGAACGGGGGGAGTATAACCAGGGTGCTTCTAAAATCTGCACGACTTAAAACATACCTCGTTGTTCCGTTGCACAGCAGAGAAAATTGGTTCAGAACATGGTAGTTGTTTCCAATATACTTCGAAAATCTCAAATCAAACTCTTGATAAGGTTTGAATTTTGCTAAATGGTAACTAAACACAGCATTGGGTAAATCTTCGGTGACTACAGCTGACCAGCCAATATCATGTCTTGTCTCTGAACTTGGTGTAAAGAGTATATCACCCTTTTTGAGTCTGTATTCCATTATTTTCCGGTGAGTCGTAGTTACAACCATATATCTCTTATTAGAGTCCAACGAGTGCTTTGAATTATTATAAACATCCAGATAATTTACCATACTTACTGAAGGCTCGTCTTCATTAGATTTCTTGTCAATTCCGCTTGATGAGAAACGTCCCAACACACCGAGTTTGAATATACCCCAACTATCTGGGATTTCGTCTACTGACGGCATGATACTTGGCTTGTACCGAGCATATTTCCCTATTTTTCGAATACTCGTTGAGCTCATCAATGTAATCCTACCAGTATCTCGTTTAGCAGCCCATCGCCTTCTTTCTCCAGCGCTACAATGTCCTTCACGATCTCCTCAATCGTCCGCATGGGCGTGGGCTTGTAGAAGTATTTGGTGAAGCTGATCTCATAGCCGATGTTGGTTTTGCTCTCGTCCACCCAGGCGTCTGGAGCGTAGGGCTGCACTTCCCTCTGGATGAAGGCTGCGATGCCGCCCTCTTCCAGCAGGGATATCTGTTCAGAATCCCGTAGGTCGGAGTCCGGCTCGTACTCTACCACCCGGGGCTGGCCTTTGATCGTTTTCTCAAACAGGCCATGCAGGGGATAGGGTTGAGTGCCCCGGGGATGGATCTTGCGGATCACAGGAATGCCTTCTTCCGAGACCAAACCCTGATCTTTGAAGGCCTTGATCTCGCTTTTGGAATAGGCTGTCTCAGGATCAGCGCCCTTCACCCGCAGCGGCCTTTCCACCACGCATTTCCAATAACCAAAGGACTCATTGGGGAATATCTTGGACTGTTCGGTCTCTTTGAATTCGATGAAAGTCTTTGTGATCCGCGTAATGTGCTCTTCGGTGAACTCCCGGTTGCGCTTGCCCAGGTTGCGGCGCAGGGGGCTATACCACTGGCTGGCATCGATAAGCTGGACCTTGCCTTGGCGGTAGGGGGCTTTGCGGTTGGTTAGGAACCACACGTAGGTGGTGATGCCGGTATTGTAGAAGATATTATCAGGCAGTTGGACAATAGCTTCCAGCCAGTCGTTCTCGATGATCCAGCGGCGGATGTTGCTTTCGCCTTGCCCGGCGTCTCCGGTGAAGAGAGCGCTGCCATTATGGACCTCGGCGATGCGGCTGCCCAGAGTGGTGTTTTGCTTCATCTTGGAGAGCATATTTACAAGGAACATCATCTGTCCGTCACTGGTGCGGGTGAACATCTTGTATTCCGGATCGCCATTATGTTGAACGAGGAAGCGGGGATCGGTGATCTCCTTTTTACCGCCCATCTTTTCCTGATCGACCTTCCAGTCCGCTCCGTAGGGTGGATTGGACATCATGAAATCAAAGGTGTGGGAGGGGAAGCCGTCACGGGATAGCGTGGAGCCCAGCCGGAAGTTCTCAGCTTCGCTGCCGCCACCCTTGATGATGATGTCGGCTTTGGTGAGGGCATAGATCTCGGGATTAACTTCCTGGCCATAGAGATGGATCGACACGTCCTTGCCATGCTCTTTGGCAATCCTGGTCAATCTGTCTTCAGCCACCGTGAGCATGCCGCCGGTTCCGCAAGCTCCGTCATAGACCAGGTAGGTGCCGGATTCGATCTTATCCGCAATGGGCAGAAAGATCATATCCGCCATCAGGTTTACCACATCCCTGGGTGTGAAGTGTTGTCCTGCCTCTTCGTTGTTCTCTTCGTTGAATTGGCGGATCAGTTCCTCAAACACCGTGCCCATGGTATGGTTGTCCAGAGCGGGATGGATCTCCTTTCCGGTGGCGTCTTTGATCGGCAATGGAGAAAGGTTGATCGAGGTATCCAGAAACTTCTCGATCAGGCTGCCCAAAACATCCGCATTGGAGAGGGTTTCCACCTGATTACGGAAGCCGAAGTTCTTGATGATATCCTGCACGTTAGGAGAAAAGCCGTCCAGATAGGCCTCGAAATCAGCCTTCAGATGCTGCTGTTTGGACCTGGCTTTCAGGTCCCGCAGGGTAAAGGGTGAGATATTGTAAAACGATTGTCCGGCTGCCTGGCATAAGGCTGCATCCTGATTGGCGATCCCGGCATCATCAAGTTGTTTCTTTTGCCTTAAAACATCCTGCTTGGTGGGTTCAAGCAAGATATCCAACCTGCGGATCACGGTCATGGGCAGGATAACATCCCGGTATTTGCCTCTGGTATATACGTTTCTCAGTACCGCATCCGCTATACCCCAAATGAAACCTACAATCTGGCTAAACTGCGCTTTGTGCATAATTGCCTACCTTTTATATTCTCTCTTTGTTGTTCTGTTTACACTGGCTTCTATCTGTATGACTGTAGCCGCATTGTATCCTACTGCCTGCAATGCTCTTCTGATGTGTGTGATAATCGTGTTAGCTGAGCCATGCCCCTCTGCGTAATATCCTCCCTCCAGCGAGAATGACTCATAAAAATCTTTACTGCTGTTTGTGATGGACATGGTCTTAGGTAGAGACGCTTTCAGTAAGTCGGGCAGAAATCTGGCATAGATCACTTTCTTGGCTTCCCACCAGTATTTCACCGGATACCACTGATCAATTACGTAGATGCGGTTGATCTTGCGATAGGTGTAATCATCATCAATTGTACCAATAACCAGGTCCGGAGATGATGTTTGTTGTGTGGGTTTTTTATCAGGGCGGAAGACAATGGGGTTGTTTGTTGATGTATTGTCATCAGGTTTGATGCCGGATTTGTAATCCCAAAGCCGTTTTATCTCATCAGTACCAAACTCATGTCCCCGTTCTTTAAGGATTAGTTGCACCAGCTGATACTTGTTCAGGTCCGGAAAATCATCCCCCCTGAGGTTGGCTTCTTTTTTGGCTCGCTCCACTTCCCGCGATAGCTTGAGGTCGGCAAGCATCTTCTCTGCGCAGTTGACTGCATCCCTGGCAAAACGATCTTTAGAGAGAATATCATGGAAGATATTAACTATGTAGTCGGCAGCATCATCAAGCAGGTTGAGAGAACAAAAGAGTTTCTGGCTAAACGTTCCTGTTGCAGAAGAAAGATAAAATCGCCAGGATCTGCCATCCGTTAGCACTGTGATCGAGGCTGTGTTGTAATAGTTATATTCCTGAAGCTGCTCTTCAGAACTCTCGATGTTTCCTTTGAGTTTGCCCACGGCTTTCAGCTCGAAAAACACATCCGGGGTTCTATCTTTCAGATTGCTATGGAATAAAGCTACATCAACGCTGCCTTCTCTGCTTTTCATCTTGATGGGAAACTCTGCGTAGAATTCCTGGGGGTTCCATACATCCCAACCCAAAGCTTGGCAGATACGAGCCACAATCCCGATACGGACGTGTTCTTCTTTCTCGAAGGAACCACTTTCCAGCTTTGCTCGCAGGTCTTCAATGATCTTTTTCACCTATCCCTCACTATCAAATCAGTTTTTTCAACTATTTAGCATAAGCCATAATTGTCAACCCTAAAAAGTGTCTCATCCTTGCTCATCCTGATTTGTCAGCATACAGGGTAGTGCTTTCCTGGCTCCGGATCAATGATCACATCTGGAACCAAGGAGATAGCATGACCGAAGCGTTGATGAACCGAATCAAATCTCAGTTAGTCAGACATGAAGGTCTGAGACTGAAGCCATACCGCTGTACGGCAGGCAAACTGACCATCGGTATTGGCCGCAATCTCGATGACCGAGGCATCTCCCAGAAAGAGGCTTATGCCATGTTAGAGCGAGATATTCAGGACTGCGAGCAGTGGCTGATCGATGAGATACCTGAGGTTTATAATAAGCTCGATGAGGTTCGCCAGTCGGTGCTGCTAAACATGTGCTTCAACCTTGGAATCAAGGGTCTCCTTGGCTTCAATAACACTCTGGCATTTATCGGTGCCGGAGATTGGGAACGAGCAGCCAATGGCATGCTCGCATCCAAGTGGGCTAAACAAGTGGGAATGAGAGCCATTGAGCTCTCCGAGATGATGAGGAAAGGTCAGTGATCCCCATCCCTGTCGAGACCGATGCAATGCTCTCTATACTCAACCTTCCCAAGGAGATGTCCAACAATGGCATATTCAAGGAGCATCAGGGACTGGTGCTGGAAGTGATCCATTCCCTGGTACTGCAGGAGCACTATGATCGGGCAACTCACGATGACTTACCGGAAGAGGAGCCTTTCCTGATTTCTTTTCGTTTTGGATTCTGTTTTCTGATGCTACACAGTACATGTGAGTTTCTCAATTTGAAGACCCTGGGCGAGGGAATAGTCAAGACCGTAGGTTTAGACCAGTCTGCCACCGAACTGCTCACAGGGGGCGAAATAGACGCATTCAAAGCCAACCTTGAGCTGAGAGCACTTACCATCCTGCAAGCCTATCTCAATCCTGCCGGTCTTGATCGACTGAGTGAACTCAAGCCCAGACAGCCTCGCCCTATTCGAGTGGGAGTTATCTGATGCCTGATCGTGATTTTACTTCTCCTGAGGAACTGATGATCGAGATCTACCGTGCTATCTATACCGCATTGGAGAGCAGACTACATCTGATCGGTTCGGTTATTGATGCCGAGTCCCGCAAAGAGATCCTGGCACAGCAGATCTATGACAAGGGTGACTTCTATGGCAATACCGGCTATCTGCTCCAGACCACCGATACAGCCATGATCCTGAGAGTAGGCTCCAATGTGAAGCATGAGCCTTTCGTTTTGGGCGGTAAAGTGCCTTCCTGGACTCCGATCGCTCCCCTTATAGCCTGGGTCGAACGCAAGCACCTGTCTTGGACCGATAAAGAGACAGGTAAAGCTCTGACCGTAGCCGAGATCGCCTATCTCATCCGGGGCAAGATCAAGCGGGAAGGCATTGCCGCTCGTAATGTGTTCGCTTCAGTCATCGCCAACCGGGAGCAGTGGATCTATCAGCAGTTGAACGATATTGAGGTGAGCCTGTGACCGCTCTTGAGAAGTACCAACCCGAACGCAACCGCATCTCCGAAGCACTGAATCTTGCTGGGGTGGCTGAGATCCTATACAACAAGGACAACATCCCCAAGAACCTGCCTTGCGCCATCCTGATCCTCGATTCCGAGACAGGTAAGCATGGCACATCCCGCCAGTATGTGGATACCGATATCGCCTGGACAGTCTTCATGATCGTCAATGCCCAGAATGTATCCGATCCAGACTCTGATCTATATTCACTCAAGGAGAAGTTCCGGAGCTACTATCAGAAGCTGATGAACCGGGACCTGCCCAGTATCGAGTATTACACCAGCAGGATAGACGGCACCAGACTAGTCAGGATCGCCAAGATAGATCTATTGAAAGCTGGCACTGGAGCGGGCTCATGAGAGTGATGCGTATAGGTGCCTATAACCTGGCAATCAGCTCCGCATCTGATCTCCTGGAGACCAAGTACAAGCCGGAACCCATAGATCTATCCAAGTATCAGCGGATCGGCAAGCAACTTGTAAGTAAAGCTGCCGAGACTAAGAAAGTGGTGTCGCAGCCCTACTCGATGAGCAATCTGCTCAATCTCCTGGATACCGATGAATACCACTCCGGCTGTATCGATGCCCTGACCATGGCGACCATCATGCAGTTTGACTGCAAGAACAGCCAGGTAAAAGCATGGATGGAAGCCGCCGAGTTCCCTGCCTGTGAAGATCAGACCACCATACTGGCAGAACTGATGAAGTTCTATCTGGCCTGTGGGAACGGCTTCCTGATCAAGATGCGGAACGCTCAGGGCCAGTGGATGGGACTGGAGCGCATGCTGCCATCTGAAGTTCAGATCGTAGAGAACTATGACGAGTTCGGCTTCTTCAAACCCAACTATATCCAAGTGAAGAACAACCAAAAGAAGGACTTCGCTTACGAGGACATCATCCACGTGAAGAAGTCAACCCATAGATCAAACGCCTGGGGCCTGTCCTGCCTGCCCATAGCCAACAACATCGAAATCTTGGGTGAAATCAAGACCTTCGACTACAACAACTTCAAGAACGGCCTGATGATCGACTACTTCGTGATCGTGGAAGGCGGTACCCTCAGAGACGGCACAGTCACTGACGAGGCTGGCAATGAAGTGCTGACCGATGCCTATACCGAGATTGAGAAAGCACTCACAGAAGTGAAAGGCAATGCCAAGAGCCACTCTACAGTCCTGATCGAGAGTGAGAACCGGGATGTGAAGATACGCCTAGAACCACTCAGACAGCAAGACCGGGAAGGTGGCTTCTTAGGTCTCAAGAAAGACCTCAGGGAAGGTATCCTTGCCTATCATAGAGTGCCAGCCAGGATCGTCTCACAACTTATTCCAGGGCAGCTTGGTGGCGATAACCGGAGCGATATGCTGATGTTCTACCAGTTCGTGGTCAGACCGCTGCAGAACCGCCTGGCTTTAGCTCTGGCAAACGAGTTCAACTTTGATTTTGGCTGGAACGTAAAGCCGGAGGACTTCAACTTTGGCAACCTGACCGAGGTACTGCAGACTGCTGATGAACAGCTCTTTATGCAAAATCGCAATTTGTAGGCTTTGGAGCGCAATAATTATGCATAACTACATAACTGACTATCAACTAAACAACAATACCAAAGGAGGTAGCGTGAATCGTAAACGCACCATTCTCAAGGGAGAACTCCGTAATGTGGAAGTCGAGTTAGTCTCGCTCCTCTTCGATGAGATGTCTCCCGCCAATCAAAAGGGTTTTGTGGTCAAGAATGCCAATGGCAGAAGCTTTGAACACAAGATCAACTCCACCAAGTTCAAGAGTGAAACCAGTGGCACTCAAGGACGGCTTTATGTCACTCTGATGGAGCCCAACATCCACGATTCCCAGGGTGACTATTACACCCGGGAAGAGATTCAAAAGGCCTGTGACCACTTTGCCAAGCACGGCTTAGTCGGTAAATGCGATGTGAACCACAATATGCAGCCGGTACCTGAGTTCACCGTGGTCGAGAACTACATCCTCAAGACCAGTGACAGAGAGCATTTTCCCGATGCTAAAGTCGGCTCTTGGGTGCAAGTCCTCAAGTGTGAAGATCTCAACTCTGAGCTCTGGCAGAAGGTCGAGAAAGGCGAGTTCAATGGGGTATCCATCTATGGCAGAGCTGATGACTACAGCGGAACCGAAGCCAGCTTATCTGAGATCAAGAACGAGCTCAACAACCTGCGTAAGGTAGCAGAGCACAACAACAACTCCGAGTTACAGAAGGGCATCACCGCCATCACTGAGAAGATCAGTGAACTGGAGAAGGGCAACCCCAGCCTCCAGCTTGGTGATGCCATCCACAGCATCGAGAAGAGTCTCAAAGACCTCTCCGTCACCATGAGCAGAGCGATCTCCAAGAGTATTCCCGGTGAGCCTGATGCTAACCAGTCCAATGTGGACAAAGAGGTTACCATCGATGGCAACAAGATCATAGTCAAAGCCAGTCATCGTGAGATCTACAAGGGCATCTCCGATGTGGACTCCGGCAAGGCCATGAACATCCTGAGTGCCAATACAACTTCTCTGTTTATCGATGAGGTGATCAGCAGCCAGCCCGGAGACACCCTCTCGGATATCCGACGTCTACCGCTACTCAAAGACGAGAAGATAGACGTCGGTCTGATCGATGACCTGGTCTTCAAGAACTCCCTCGATGGCGCACTGACAGCTCAGAACGTGAGTACTGCTGATCTCTCCGTTCCCACCGGGATACTCAATGCCGAGTTTACCTTAGGCAGAGATGTGGTCGAGTTCTACAAGGACAAGTACGGTGAAGATGCCTTCGGTGCCTATGTAGAGAATCACATCGCCAAGAAGACCGAGAAAGCCATCCGCATGCTGCTCTTCAAGGGTGATAGAGCCTCCGCCACTGCCAAGATCAAGGCTCTTGATGGAGTGATTAAACTGGCTACCACTGCCACTGATGTTACCAATCTCTCCAAGGCCACCTACACCGACTGGGCGAAGCGCTTCGAAGCCGCTCTGCTGGCTTTCTCAGATGAGATGTTGGAAGAGCAGGAGAACTTCAAGTTCTACGTCAGTCATAAAGACCTGATCCGCATCCGGGCCGAACTCGCCAAACGTGAGACCGGAGCCGGAGATCGCTTGCTGCTTGAAGGCGGCAATGTCTCCTTTGCGGGTATCCCGGTCAAGCCCCGTCTCATGGATGCCGATTACATTATCGGCGGTCTGCCCAAGTTCATTATCGTCGGCTATCGCACCGATGCCGAACTCAAAGTCGAACACCACGGAAGCGATTGGAAGTACCACTGGTACATCCGTATCCGGCCCGGCATCACCTATATCTCGGGCTTCGTGAAAGTGTTCAAGTTAACCACCTAAGCGAGTACAAGGAGTACCTATGGACTTCATCTTCGCCAATCAGGAGTTTATCCTGGGTCTGATCTCGGCTCTGGTGGTCTGGATCATCTCCAGAACCACCGGAAGTGTAATCGACAAGGCCAAGGTCAACTCGGCTCTGGCTATCATCCTGGACATCATCCAGGACATCAAGATCAACCCTGCCACCAAAGACCTGGACGATTATGCCAAGAAGCAATTGGCAGTGGAGCGGGCTACCAAGTCCCTCCCAGCCAAGCAGACTAAAGTCATCCTCAAGGTCTTCGGCACCATCGGAGGAGCCATCGAATACGTGTTCCACAACCGCAAATGGCTCTTTAGCATCGGTAAGGCGATCAAAGGGGTGTTCTGATGCCTCAGCCCATTCAAGCACCTACCTATCCTGCCAACATGACCGAAGGTGACCTCAGTTTCGCCAAGTTGATGGACGTGCTGATCGCCGATTTCGTTTACTTCGGGATCGGCACCTATGATCAGACCACCATCGATACACTGTATGCCACTCAAGCTGCGGCCAAGACGGAACTGACCACCAACTTCGATCTGCTCGGTGAACTGGCAGAGAAGCCCGGTAAGACGGACTCTAAGCTGTCCAAGCTCAAGACCCGCAATTATACCATCCCGGGCAAGAGAACCAGCACGGTCGAACTTAACATCTCCGGACTCTCCACCAAGCAGAAGAACTTCCTGGAGAGCACTCTGTTCATGAGCAAGGACACCACCATCGTGGTGGTCTCCAAAGAGTATGACAGAGCTGTGATCTTTACCGGACTCCGCTGGACGGTTGACTGGTCGGGAGAGGCGGATGGCCTCTTCAACGTAGTCATCTCCACCGAGTTCTCCGGAGTAACCTCCAACAAGATCTTCCTGCTCAAGGATATCCCTGCGGGTGTCTGATCTAACAGCACTTCGCAACTACACTCTGAATAAACAAGGAACCAAGATGGATTGCCTGTGTAAACCTGAAATTAAAGAGAAAATCGATTCAGTGCACGAGGAGATCTATGGCAATGGTGACAGCAGCAAGTCACTGGTAACCAGAATGGCGAGAGTGGAGACGAATATGAAGATACTTCTGTCCGTCTCCACCTCCCAGTTCTTCCTGCTGTTGGGCATTGCCCTCAAGATGTTCTTCGGCAACTGAAAAAGGACTATTCTATGAAGCGAGAACCCAAACTCAGCTATAGCCAACTGCGGCAAATACTCTGCCTCACTATCTCCAATGCGACCCTGAAAGCCAAGCTGGAGGACTTCCTCTCCGGCCAGGCAGCCAAGGTCAGTGAGGTGGAATTGCTGGAACTGATCAGCCAATCGGAAGCCGATAAAGAGCTGATAAAAATCATCTCAGGAAGAGAACCCGACGAAATGGATGCCCTCGAAGCACTGGAGTATATCTCCGCTTTTTTCGTCTATATCAGAGCCAACAAAGAGAGGTTCGCAGGTTGGCTCGGGAGTTTCGGATTGGCGGTAACGGCGTCTCCAAATACCCCTTCGAGAGGTTCGAAATGATCCTGCGTAAACTGGGCTTCACCAATGATGATTTCAACAAGATGACTCTGCCAGAGCTATACCTCCGGCTCTGTATCACCGACCCAAAAGCCTACAGTGGAGACGCATAATGGATGCCATCATCGGCTGGATAGGCGGTAAACGCCTGCTTCGGAAAGTAATCGCTCCCTACGTTCCCAAGGACATCACCGGGTATATCGAACCCTTCGGTGGTGCTGCCTGGATGCTCCTCTACAAAGAAAAGTGGGGAGAGCTGGAAGTCTATAACGATCTGGATAACCGCCTGGTCAATCTCTTCCTGCAGGTGAAGTATCATCCTGATGAGCTGATCAAAGAACTGGACTGGTTAGTCGCCAGCCGCAAGCTTTTTGGTGATATCCTCAGGCAGGAAGGCTTAACTGAGATACAGCGGGCTGCCAGGTTCATGTATCTAATAACCAGATCATTTGGCAGCAAAGGTGACAGCTTCGGTACCTCTCAGAAGCGTGGCACCTCCAGTATGTATAACCGACTGGAACGCATCAAAGAACTCCACAGACGCCTGGATATGGTGATCATCGAGAACCTCTCTTATGAGAAGGTGATTGATAAGTACGATACCAAGAGCAACTTCTTCTATTGCGATCCACCTTATATGCTTGGCTATACCTATGAGAACAGCAAGCAGTTCAGTCATGAGGAACTCTGCAAGAAGCTTAAGGGTATCAAGGGACGCTTCATCCTCAGCTATGATGATAATCCGGATGTTCTGAAGCTATACAAGGACTTTGATATCAAGCACGTTACCCGAACTAAGGGTATCAATCGTAAGGAAGGGAAGTCTGAGTTCAATGAAGTGATCATCGCCAACTTCCCCCTGGAGGATCAATGAACTCTATCATCTCCTGGGTAGGCGGCAAGCGCATCCTCCGTAAGAAGATACTCCCGCTCATCCCCAAGCATGACATCTACTGCGAAGTCTTTGGCGGTGCCGCCTGGATACTCTTCGGGAAGTCACCCGATAAAGAAGATTGGCAGCTGTCCAAGAAGAGCCGCTATACTGAGGTCTATAACGATATCAATGGTGATCTGGTCAACTTCTGGCGCTACATCAAACAGCATCCTGAAGCGTTTGTGACTGAGTTGAACCAGTACTTGGTATCCAGAGAGATGTTCGATAACTTTATGAAGCATAAACCCAGAACCGAGTTGGAGAGAGCAATCAAGTTCTACTATAACCTTGCTTGCAGTTATGGCTCAAGATCCAAGAACTTCTGCGTTAACCAGGGCTACAAGTATATGCCCCTGAGGAATCTGGACAAGGTGAAAGAAGCCTCGGAACGATTGCGCCATGTGATCATCGAAAAACAGCCCTGGGAAAAGATCGTAGCCCGGTTCGACCAACCCCACACGTTCTTCTATCTGGACCCTCCCTATTATACCAAGGAGTACCTCTACGAACGTGAAGATGCTGACGCCTTCAACCAGCATAAAGAGCTGGCAGATACCTTGAAACAGATCAAGGGCAAGTTCCTGCTCTCCTACAACAACGATCCTTACATCAGACAGCTATACCAAGGCTGCATCATCGATGAAGTCGAGACACAGTATTCGGTGTCTGGTGCTTTTCAAACTGAAGTCGAACTACTGATTCGGAACTACTAAACTCCTATGAGCAACCCTATTAGCTGCGCTGCGAAACCTACAGAAAGAAATATCGCTGCTATACGAATAATCGAGTTGTTTCTCTTTTTGATAGGTTCTAATCTTTTACTTTTACCAATTACTTGGATTTTGTTATATGGACTATCCGCGTTGATGTTATCTGCGATTTCGTTAGCTCGTTCAGTAGATTGGATCGTCTCAATTAATCCAGTGTTTGTAAAAATGAGGATGAATGAGCCTATAAAATTTAAGGATAATCCTGACACTGTTAACCAAAGCATTGATTTCTCCTTTTTTGTAACCTTCAAGGACATCAACTTGTTTTCAGCATTCTTGTCAACTCTCTTATGCCAGACCTAACATTTAAACTCGTTCTCGTCACTAATGATGCCAGTCTCAGGCTTGCTGAAGTCAAGCAGGAGGCGGAGTCCACCCAGTCCGCAGTGGAGAAGCCTGCTGCTGTTAAGATAACTGCTGAACAGGCTCTGGCTACCATTCGTGACGTAAAGATCGCTGTGGATGGAGTCCTGCAGGTAGTGGGCGGTCTGGTTAGATCTATGAATGGTCTGCTCGATGCCTCCCTGGGTCAGAGACAGGCCATGACACTGGCTTCGATAGCTTTCGGCGAAGCTGCGTGTGAGATGGGTAACTTCGCATCCTCGATGCAGCAAGTGACCAACTTCGAGGATGACAAGTTGCTGTCTTTGATGTCCAAACTCTCTCAGACCTTCAAGCTAAACAAGGATGAGATTCAACAGCTCGTGCCAGTTCTATTAGACTTCACCGAAGCCAATAAAGCTACCGGGATGAGCGTGGAGTCCGCCTTTGATCTCATGGGGCGGGCCCTGAATGGGCACACCGAGATGCTTGGCAGATATGGCATTGAGCTTGATGATACTCGTTTAAAGACAGAGGGTGTATCCTATCTGGTCGAAAAGCTTGGCGAAGACTATGGCGGTACAGCTACGGCTCTGGCTGATCTGAGACTGCAGAATGCCAATGCCTGGGGAGATATCCAGGAGACGGTGGGTGATATGCTGACCACCTTGATCAATCCCCTCCTTAATGGATTGAAACTGCTCATGGATGCCTATAACAGCCTGTCTCCGGTGATGAAGGGCTTCGTAGCAGGGATCGTTATTGCTATACCGGTTATCGGCACTGTCACCACAGCGGTGACTGCTCTTACAGCGGCCTATCATGCTCTACAGGTAGCCATGAACCCGGTTGCTGGCATCATCGGCATAGCTGTGGGTGCATTGTCTGCCTTGGGCTTTGGACTCGCTGCAGTATCTACTAAGACTGATGAGGTTAGTGTTGCTCAGAGGAGCATGAAAGACGAGATCAAGGACGCGGAACGGCAGGTATCTGTGGAAGCTGAGAAGTTCAGTTTACTGGCTTCCAGGCTATTGGAACTGCGTTCTGCTACTTCTCTCACAGCCGCAGATAAGAAGGAGATGAAGAATGTCATCAAGTCCTTGAATGACAACTACTCCGAGTATCTGGGCAATATCAATCTGGAGACGGTAGCCTATAATAACCTTGCTACCGCCTTGCGTGCCGCTTCCGAAGCATTAGTTCAAAAGAAGATAGCCGAAGTTTATGGAGAGAAGTACAATGCCCAGATCAGGAAGGTAGCTGAACTCCAGATCGAACTAGATGAGAAGAGAGCAGACTACAATGCAGCTAATGATCGGATGAACCAATTGAAGGCATCTGTGGATTGGGAGTTCCTTACCAGTGATCAAAACGCTATGGGCTTCAATCCTGCCACCTATTTTGGTAATGATGGCGAGTGGCTCAAGTTAGAAAGACGGCTCAACTCTTTTGGGGCATTAACCGGACAACTGCAGGCTGCCAAGAATGATCTGCAACAGATAGGGGCAGCCTATAGACAAGCGATGCTCGATGCTCCCGATCTGAGCTTTCAACCTTCAGGTGGTTCAGGCGGTGGAGGTGGCAGCACCACACCCAATCCAGCCGCTGCCGATGCTGAAGCCAGACGCAAAGAAGCATTACGCTTGATGGAAGATTTAGCCAGACTGCGACAGACAGAGACTGCTCGCATTGAAGCCGAATACCAGAGAAGGTTAGCGCTGATCAGGGAGTTTACCCAGGATGGCAGTGAAGCCGAACGTCAAGCCATTGAGAATCTGGATGCCTGGAAGACCCAACAGGATAATGAGCTTGCAACTAAAGAGAAGGATGCAGTCCAAGCCAGATACAAGGCTGAGATCGATTACTTCTCCAATCTGGAGAACCTGGGAGTCGATTCTTATGCCGCTCTCAGGGCCAGCATGGAAGAGTATTATGCCTGGGCTCTGCAGAACCTGCCTCAGCAGGAGCAGCAGTTGATCCAGGTTCAGATAGCAGAGATAGATGCCCGGCATATCAAACTGCTCCAGGAACGTCAGGATGAAGAGAAAGCCAAGCTGCAGGAACTGCAGGATATCCGGGACGAGTTTTATTCTCGTGACCTCGCTAATATAGGTGACAGCTACAGCAAGCAGCTTCTGGAAGTGGATAGATACTATGAGAAGATGAAGGAGAAGCTTCTTGCCGCAGGGATGACCGAGGTTGAGATCGAAAGGCAGAAGCAGGAGACTTTGAACACCGTCAGAACCAATCACCAGCTTCAGGTTTCCAGCGGCATCTCCAAGATCTTCGGGGACCTCGCTGCAGCTCAGGATAAGGACACCGAGCGTGGTTTCAAACTTTGGAAAGCCTCGGCTATGGCTCAAGGCTATGTGGATACCTTCTCAGCCGCTATCGGTGCCTATAAGTCTATGGTGGGTATTCCTGTAGTGGGACCCGGGCTGGCAGTGGCGGCTGCTGCAGCTGCGATGGCTGCGGGCATAGCCAACATCGCCAGGATCAGTGCCACCAAGTTCGAGAAGAAAGCCACTGGTGGTCTCTTAACCGGGCCCTCCCACAATCAGGGAGGCATCCTGATCGAAGCCGAGGGTGATGAATACGTCACCGCTAAGGATAGGGTCAAAGCCCTAGGCAGGAACCTCTTTGACTTCCTCAACTTCGCACCTCTGGAACAGGTTAAGTTAGCTTTCTCCGGTATTCCTGTCCCGGCTGTCCCCTTACCGGCCAACGTGGGCTCATATTATGCCGCAGGTGGCAGTATCGTTTCCGGAGGCGGTATGAATACCCTGATCGACCTGATAGTCGCACTGAAAGACGAGATCGTCTCACTCAAGCAGACTGTCATGGACTCCAAGCCTATCATAGAAGTGAACGTCGATCCCTTGAGTAATCATCCCGTTAAGGTAAGTGAGATAGCAGATACCGGCAAGATGATCAGGAGCGAGATCTGATCGGATGCACCTATGTTATCACTTATGCGAAGTCATATTAACATAATAATTAAACATTTTAGCACATTAACTTAGTGCTTTCTGATTGTAGAATATGATGTATTTCCGATTTGTGTACTCGATCCTGAATAACTATTTCCGTTATTATCCCTACCATTTGTATATGAGAAGTCTCCTATGTGTGTGGTTGTTCCTGAATATCTGTTGCCATTATTATCTCTGCCTGTCGTATATGAGAAATCACCTATCTTTGTTGTGGTACTCGAGTATCTGTTGCCATTGTTATCTCTGCCTGTCGTATATGAATAATCACCGATTTGTGTAGTTGTGCCGGAGTATCTATTGCCGTTATTATCTCTAACAGTACTATATGAGAAGTCACCTATCTGCGTTGCAGTTCCTGAGTATCTGTTGCCGTGGTTATCACTACCCGAAGAATATGAGAAATCACCGACTCTCGATGCAGAACCTGAGAAGCTGTTGTTGCCGTACTCAACTGGGTCTGTAGTAAAATCTTCATCATCATATGAGTATCCTTTGTACTCATCGTTACTAACTAACATAGAATCAGGTACAGATTCATTAGTGCCATCAATATTATATGAGTACTCCGACTTTTGTGGCTTTTGCTCACTGCACGCAAAAAGCAATAAACAAGCACCTACGAAAACAAACATGAATCTCATCTCTTCCTCCAGATTCAAGTATTTATCTAATAGATTAGATTCCTATCATCCTATTGTCAGTTTCTGCAAGTTTGAAAATCCGTCAATGAATTTTTTTGGAGATGTCTTCTATGTACAATTTGTTTAGGTTTGACTTCATACAAGGCAGGACCGATGCCACAGACTATAACCAGGTCAAGCACAGCCTGATTGATACAACTACCAATAGAGCTATCATCAGCCTGTCTGTCTCAGCCGATAAGCTGCAGTCGGTCTCGAACTATACAAGAGAACCCAAGCGACTGGTCTTCGAGTGCTTTCCCACTACCTGGATACAGGACAACATCCTCTCCGGTTCAAACGAGCATGAGCGCTACATCTCCCACTTTGAGGTCAAAGTCTATCGGGATAGCATCCTGTTCTTCTCCGGCATTATCGATACCTCGCAGCTATCCTTTGACGTATCCTCCGGCATCCTCAAGATCACCTGCTACGATAAGATCAAGCTGCTCTCTTTGTTCTCTGATCTCACACACTACTATTCGCTTACCTCTGGTTACCTGCCGATCTGGATACTGGGCTACTTCATTCAGGACATCGAGCAGAGGATACCCATCAACATCCCCTATAGTAACCAGTTCAACTTGCCGACCTTGAACATCAGTTCCGGTAATGCCATGACTATTGCCCACATTGACTTTGACGATCTGATAGAGTTCCCTAATCCCACTGGAGGCTGGACTTACAGCTATGACAACTCTGGTTGGCCGGGTCCGCAGTGGGGATACTTGATAGATACGATTGCCAACCGCATGAGCTTCGTCTTTGCCTATAAGAAGGTAATCAAGGCTACCTATCCCAGTCCTGCCACGACCAGATATCAAGGCCGCTATCGTGGACGCATCTATAAGTTCTTCAATAACATCTGCCCGGTAGTGATCGAGTATGAAGAGAAGACCGATTGGGTGGAAGACCTTGCATCTCTTGAGAACGCTGCCAATGAGTTCATCGGCTTCTTTCTTGAGAACGGCATCTCCGAGACCAACCTCTATAATGGACTGGTCTCAGTAGGCTCTATCGATGGTCGCAGTTATGGCAGCAGCCAGTACGTTAACCACTGGATCGAAGCCCACTTTCATGGCAATCTCTTCCCGGCCAAGCTGTTCCCAGGCAAGGCCTATGAGAACTATACCGATGAGCAAACCGATAACATCAAAGCTCTGCAGGCTATGCTCATGCTTTTCAATGCCACCATCTTCAGCAATCCCCAAGGGCAGATCGTGCTCAAGAACAAGGACGCCTATGCCAGTGCCATAATAGACATCGATGCTGACGATGTGGTCGACTTCGTAACCAAGCGGGGCAATCCAGAGAAGCCGCAGATCTCCTCTCTGGATATCCTGGCAGGGGATACCACTCAACTCCAGACCTTGATCAAAGACTACCTGATCGACTTTCATGACTCCAAGTGGAGCTGTGAAGCCACCATCGATCAACTCAGCAAATACAACCTCTCCCTCCAGTCCAAGATACGCATCCAGAATCAGATCTATGCTATAACTGAACTGGAGCGCAACTACATTGAAGATGAATACAAGGTGAAGGCATGGCTATTATAAAGGGCTTTAAGCTCATCCGCTGGGCTGATGACGGCATCTATTACTTCTTCTGTCCCAATGGGCAGGTCGAGTATGCCCCCAATCAGAAGTATCGCATCGAGAAGAAGAATGCTTATGATCCCACCATCACCCATAAAAGGGAAGCCTACCGCGAGGACTCCTTTGATCTGGAAGTAGTGCTTGAACCAGCCGAATACTATAGCCTGATGAGCTTCCTCCTCAGTCCCGGCAGGCTCTATCTGGAATACACCGCTTACAGCAGCATCAACAGCCAGTTCCCGGTCACCATCTCACAACTGCCAAAGTGTCCGGATGATCTGCATGAGTACCCCACCAAGGTCAAGTTCAGTCTGGAATCCAGATACATAGGCAGTCCCGGCTACATCGACTTCGGCATCATCATTATCACCGACTTTGACGAGACGGTGATCGGTCAAACCTAAGTAAAATATCTCAACAGGAGTATACATGTACAAGTTCGCCATCGGCTATTATACTATGGAAGGCACAGAACGAAAGCCTCAATCGGGAGTCGATATCCGACTTCTCAGGCCCGGTCAATCCTGGGCAGAAGGCAAGCATCTGATCGAGACTACGCCCAACTCAGGATACTATGAGATCGGCATCGAAGATGAAGCCGACTGTGGTTTCTATGAGATCTGGGACAACGTAGGCAATACTCAAGGCCAGTTCAGTGGTAAAACCTGCACGATCGGGAAGCTCGATGCCAGGGGTCTGCAGAACGACTGCATCTATGGTAATCACATCCTTGATGGAGTGGTAACCGGAAGCAAGATAGCCAATGAAGCCATTGGCACAGAACACCTGCAAAATGGCCTATTATCACTATCCAAACTGCAATACGAGGTACAGGACCAGGATAAGGGAGTGGGAGATAACAGTCAATCCAGCCCTGCCAAGCTGACTGAGGATAAGATTATCACCCACACACTGGATAAGGAGTATCAGGAGCTTCCGCATATCATCCTAACCAACCAGTGCGATGCCTTTCTCTACATAGCCGATGCCAAGATTGAAGGGAACCTGGTAACCGTCCTGATCGGGATCAGCCAGGTCTATACCGCCACCGATCCATTCTATAAACTGCTTGCCCTCGCTAAATGATGCCCAAGAGAGAAACCCGGCAGAACCGGGTTAATGTTAATCGATACTGATCAGCTACTTCTTTTCAAGCCGGCAGATTAGCTCCGCCATCAAGTTGATCATTTCTTTGTAGTCACCGCATTCCCAGGCATCATCGGCTCTTTTCTTGATCTCGTCCTCAGTCATCTTCTCCGACTGCAGCCAGGGTCCTCGGAACTGGTTCCACCAGCTCTTGTAGTGAAACTCGTTAGCGTATGGATCATCCTGGGATGCTTGATTGGCTTCGATAATCTCTTCAATTGGCTGCTCTGAGCCATCGTCATGCACCAGAACTATCTGGCTGCCTGATTTTACCATCTCCTCCAGCGTTGCCTGCTTCTTGCGATTCTTGTTTTGTTTGGTCATCTTGATCTCCTTCTCGGTTACCCGACTGTTGATTAATGGGTGCTACTATGCACCCCTCGCAAAGGTGGTCAAGTCCTTTCCGCTCAATATGATAAGAAAGATCAATGCCTCGGTTACCGATCAGTTTGTAGGAACCTTGATTACAATCAGCAGCCACTCAAGGCCTTACAAAACGCCTCTGAAATAATCGTGATATTTATTGCTTCGAGAGCCCTGTTTTATCGATTCGGAATCGGAAATCTCTAATCTGTTCCGCTGATTTGGCTTAGAAAATCCGTTTGAAAAAATCGTGAAATTCTATTTGAAAAAATCGTGATATCGTTTTGAAAAAGTCGTGATATCGCAGGCCAGCAAAAACGCCGAATTGAAAAAATGGTGATACGATTTGAAAAAATAAGTGAGAACGCATACTTTAAGCAAGGAAAATAGGAAATATCAGATGAAAAAATATAGGATTGCCAAACCTAAAAATGCTTGACATTGCGCAATGTAGCATAAGAAAAAATGCATTATACTGACATCAGCATCGGAAAGGGTTTATAGGAGAAAGAATGCTTAACTAGTGGAAAAAAAATAGACAGAAATGAAAATATCTATTGACAAAAAAAGCGTGCTATTCTAACGTGACATTTATGAGGTACGAAGATGATGAATGATTTTAAGATTGATAAGTTGAGTGTGATCGGAAGAGCCGCGGAAGCTTATGCAACAGGAAAATTAACTGAGGTAAAACAAAGAGCGGAGAAGCTGTATTTAGGTAAACGCTATCCCTTTGTGATCAGTGCGGAATATCCCTACCCTCTGCATTTGTTCAGTCCGCGTCTGACAACCATGCTGGGAGGGGATGCCAATTATCCTGATGCCCAAGATGTATGGCAAGTTATTACTGCCAGAGAGAACATCATTAGGATGATTGCTATTACGAGTATCAATCGGACTGCAGCCGAAATCTTGGGACCTCAGTTTCAAGATCTTTATCCACAAGAAAGCATTGATGTTAAAAACCCCCGTAAACAGATGATTGGTTACATGATTAAGATCGTGATGGAGTGCTTTGGATACATTGTGTCTCGTGGCAGGATGCAGATCGATACAAACAGACCTGGTGCAGAGTCAAGCAACAGAAGAACAAATTACTTTAAATCGGCCACCCGATATACTAAGATGACCATATCTGATCGGGATGCCTTCCTGGATCAAATCAAGAATGAAGACATGAGGCGGCATTTTACGGCTATGACAGATCTGATCATTGAGGGAAGAACAGAATATCAGAAAGATTACCGCATAACCGATTTAACGAACTGGGATTCACTGTAGGGAGTAGACAAGATGAAGATAGATGGTATTGAACCGGTAGAAATTCTGCATAAGCTGATTGAACTGAAACCTATGAAACATGACTTTGATATGGAGGATGAGCCGGAAACTACTCAAAATGCCGTTCCTACAGCCATTGATGCCTCTAATGCAAAGTTGATTAACAAGCATATCCGGCAATTGATCAGGCATCCTCTGTTTGAAAGTTATTGTCTCTCCCAGCAGGATGTTATGGTGATAGCTGATCTTTGGCAGTTTCATCTTGAACTGCCAGGTAGGGGCAGTAGCTGGATAAGTATCTGCTCCTGTGCCAAGATAAGGCGTTATCAGGTGACTGAATGCCTGAAATACATTACCGGGCTCTTGGAGCGCAATATCATCTGCTTTGATGAGAAGATAGCCGGGAACTACTATCTCAATCCTATGATCCTGCAATCTGCTGAATATACACTCAGCAACGACATCATCCTCAGGATTATGGGACGGGATATAAGAGAAGACCTTGAACTGGTCATAAAAGAAAGTTGGCAAAATGATAAGGATTTTATTAGCGACCTGAGACTGGTTTTTGATCTCTGCTTCAATAGCTTTGGCGAATTGAGTAGCAGGTCTCCGGTGCTGGAGTATCCTATTCTTTCAGCTTGTTTGAACCTACTTAAAGATAGAATATTGGCTGCTCCTGATAACCTGGGAATAAAAGCCCTCGTGCGCCAAAATGACCTAAACGATGACCAGTTGTTCATAATACTTGTAGTTATGTATCACCAACTTTCTTGCGATGATAGAATAACTGAGGCAGATCTATCTCTATCCCTGGCTCCGGACCCCAAATTCAGGTGGCTACAGCAACAGCTTCTTAGCGCTGATTCCGTATTGATATCTTCTGGTCTTATCAGCAGAGAACAACGCTATCACCGAGCCCAGGTAAACACTTTAGGCATTCCGGATGAGATCTTGAAATCGCTTGGCTACAGCCCCAATACTTCTGATGGAGTAACGACGAAGATAAGTTCCTACTTTCAAAAGAGCCAGCCCAATCAGACCATTAATGATGTGATAATTCCTGCAGCGGATAAGCAATTGATTTCCCAGATTATCACTAAATGCAGGTCTGATAAACGCAGAGACCTGGAAAATTGGGGATTTAAGGAAGAAAGTAACAAACAAGGCGTAGTGCTGCTGCTTTACGGCCCTCCGGGAACTGGTAAGACCTTTACAGCTGGTGCCATAGCCAATGAACTTCACAGAGATTTGCTATCTCTCAATGTACCAGAACTAAGAAACAAATACTACGGAGAGACCGAAAAGCTAATCAAAAAAGCTTTCTGCGAGATGCGGGAGATGGCTGTAAAAGACAGCAATGCGCCCGTATTCTTACTGAATGAAGCTGATCAACTGATTCATAAAAGAATAGCCAGCACTTCCACCTGCAGCACAATAGAGAACTCAATCCAGAGCATTATTCTGGAGGAGTTGGAGACCTTTCCCGGTATCCTTATCCTTACCACTAACCTTGAGACCAACCTGGATGAGGCCTTCTTTCGCCGCTTCGATCTCAAATTCAAATTCAAACTACCGGACCTTGACAGCAGAAGAAACCTGTGGAGAATGTATCTAAGGAAAGAGATTCCAGGATCAGAGGACATAGATGTGGAGTTGCTGGCACAAAGATACCAGTTTAGTGGCGCACAGATCGCTATGGTGGTGCAAAATGCCTGCATTGAAGCCATCACACGCAACGGAAAATCCAAGCGACTCTATCTTCAAGACCTGCTTAAATACGCAGATCTGGAAGAGCCGTGGGGAAATAAAGTAAATAAAAGTATAGGATTCTAAAAGGAGGAATCATGTTGTGTAAGTTTAACAACTTTTACCAACCCTTAAAGTCTTCACAAGAGTGGAGATATCTACTCAAAGACCCAAGTTTGCAATGGAAAGATGGCAAGTCAGCGAAGGAATTGGCCAAATATTGGGCAAATCACCAGGACATTCCTGCCGAGCTAAATCATCTTTTTAAAAATGAAGACATTAGTTTAGTTTTCTTATTCCCAGAGTACCAAGTTCCTATGCCAGCAGTTGGTGGAGATTCGCATAATGACCTGTATGTTTTGGCAACATCAAAGAACGGACTGATAGTCATTATGATCGAATCTAAAGCAGGAGAATCCTTTGGTAAGATTATTTCTGAATGGTACTTGCAGAAAGAACGAGGTAATAAAGACAAAGGTGTCAATGCCGCAAGTAGACTTAATAGTATGCTGCAAGAATTGGGACTTGGGAAATATGCGAGAGCTCCTTATGAAGAGATTGGAGATTACAGGTATCAGCTGTTTCACAGAACCCTGAGCGCATTAAGAGAAGCAAAAAGAGTAAAAGCAAATAGAGCGATAGTGCTTATTCAGTCTTTTGAAAATGATCCTCTCAGCCAAGAAGATTTTTTTAAATATGTTAGATTGTTTGTTGCACAGAAAAAAATGACATCAGGTTCATTGATTGGCCCTGTTGGGATTAGTGGTATTGATCTATATTTTACTTGGTTAGATTGTGAGAAAAGTAACCTTGTGATTGAGTAACGGTTTAATAGAATACCTTCAAATTGTCATGAGCTGCAGGTTATCATCCAGATTTGCTTATCCCGAAGAAAATTTCCGTTAGTGGTTATATGAGTTTTGTTCATTTACACACCCACAGCCAATACAGCTGGCTGGATGGGGCCTGCATCATTGACGATCTGGTGCAGAGAGCAGTGGAATTGAAAATGCCGGCAGTGGCTATCACGGACCGAAACAGCGTGGCAGGTGCTTCTCGTCTTTGGCATCAATGCATCAAAGCCGGAATAAAACCAATCATTGGACTGGAGATCGCAGTTTTGAACGACCCAGGAGATGGCAGGACTTTTTCCTTGATCATGCTTGCCAAGAATGGCTATGGTTACGAAAATCTTTGCCGGTTGATCACCTTGGCTAATGAACGCGATCCTGCTACTCTCAAAATAACTAAAAGCCAATTGGCAGAGCATGCGCAAGATCTGATTTGCCTCTCCTTCAGTGTAGTGGGCGAGTTATGTACCTTGCTGTTGGAAGGCAAAGACGATGAAGCTAAACAAATATCGGATTGGTATTATGATATCTTTGGCGAGGATTACTACTACGAAATTCAAAACCATGGCTTGCCCCAAGAAGCAGTAGCAATGAACAAGCTGTTGAATTTGGCTTATGAAACCAAGATACCTGTGGTGCTCACCAACGACTGTCACTATTTGGAGCGCAAGGATTCAGTCGCTATTGATGCTCTGAACTGTATCAGAAAGGGTATTGACTTCAGCCATCAGGAAGCCAAACGCTTTGCCTGCAATGAGTACTATTTCAAGACACCTAAAGAGATGAAGGCCCTGTATGATTTCCCGCCCCAGCTTATCAAGAACACCCTTGCCATCACTGATAAGATTGATGTGACGGGCGGCTATATACCAGTTTCCGAAAGCGACCTAAATGTTGCCAGAGTTGTGGAAATACTGCGTTGTTTCTCACACTCCCTGTGGATCAAATTCAAGCCCAACAGCAAGCATATAAGGGTTTCTTTGATGGATAACAAATCTGCCAAAGTATTGGAGCATCTCCGCATGCAGCTTCCGGATTACGATATCATCCAATTCACAGAGTATGACTCCTGGACACCCCGAAGCATCTATACAGCTGTCTTGAAGTCAATGAAAGTGACTGATGAAAAGATCAAGGAACTTTGCGGTTTGATTCCATCCAAGGCAAAGTCACTTCGGGAAGCCGTTTTGATAAGTACTGAGTTCTCCTGCCTTTCCAGTGAGGACTATGTTTGTTCATTAGCTGCTGAGATAAGTGATACTTTAATCAATACATTCAAAGAAGAAAGACCACTTAGACACAATTATGCACTGATCCCCAAAGGTATGGCGGTGCCTGTTGTCTTAGACACTGATGGTCAGCAAAGATGCCAGTATGATTTCAATCTTGTTACCCAGACCAGTTTAATCAGCCTGGTGTTTGAGTAAAATTATAAGTGGTTTATCATCTGGTAAGATATAGTTTTGCCTTTATATGATGACCATCCCAGTAAAAAATCAAATACGGTTGAGATCAGTTTGGTTGTCTCGCGGATCTTTAGAAAAGGTTTTCAAAGAGGAAACGATTTTTATCTATTATGTGATTTTGCCAGCCAGGATATGTTTGATTTGGAACTGGTTGCGAAAGCAATAGCTGTTTATAAAAAGCGTTGGGCAATAGAAGAAGTCCATCGCCAAATGAAGCAAAGCAGGAAATGGGAAACCATGAGATTGGGTAGTTATCAAGGGATGAAAAATCTTAATGCTTTCAGGGCGTTAGCATTATTCTTCATCTATGTATCTAAAAAGTATATTGAAAAAATCACCCTGGGATTCCCCAAAATACTACACTCCAAAAAAGAAGATTTATCTATACCTAAAGAATTTATATACTACAGAATAGCTGAAGTTCTTTCAGAATGTATTAAATTCATTGTCCAGTATAAACGAAAACTAAGCTTAGCAGAATGTATTAACCCGCATCAAATAAAAATAATACTCCGATGAAAAAAATATGGGAATGCCAACAATAAAAGAACCATTGACAGAAAACATAAGTTATGACATAATAAGATGATAAGGACTTTAAAAATAAAAAATATAAGGAGGTGGACAATGAAACGGAGCCACTATCTTTTTATAACTATCTGGCTAATGGCTATGGCTACCCTATTGGGAGCTCAAGAAACGCCACAAATAGTAAGTGTTGACCAATTACCCTTTAGTGTCCAAATAGTCTCCGATGTCGTAGTATTGGCATCTTAAAACAGGAATTTGGCTTAGGGAGGACTTTGCAATCTGTAAAAGTAGCTCAAGAATTAGCTTCAGATGCAATCTACATCTATAATAATAACTGATTGCTTAGCGCTCTGATGTATAAAACGCCTTGTGAGGTGCACGATTCACTCTAAGTTAAGTACTAACGACGAGCACCCTTCTTGCGTGCACATCGTCGTTTTTGCGTCTATAAAGTGTCAACTATTTTAGGACTTGACATTCCAGAAGCTGTTGAAGCACTAGTCAAAGATGGCATCCAGGTCGATCTCCTTCTCTTTCGAGAGTAGCTTCATGACCTTGTTCAATGGCCTTATTCTGCGCTGGTACTGGATGTTATCTATCTTGCCTTCTTTCAGTTCCTTTCTGATAGCCAGTAAGTTCTCCAGCGTAGTTGTCCTTCGCTGCGCCAGTTCTCTGGCTTCCTGGCTGAAATGTTTCGCGTAGGCTACTTTATACTTGTAGTTATGCAATGCCTCCAGCAATCGTTCCTTGTGCTCATCCACAAAGCGGCAGAAGCAATATAATGTGCAGAGCAAGCTCGCAGCCCTCTCTTCACCGGCTTTACCCAGGAAGTTATGAACCTGCAAACCCAACAAAGGGATACAGCCGGATTGCTCTGAGATACCGGAAAAGGGATTGATGATCTCCACAGCTATGTTTCTCCTGTCACGCAAGGTAATCCTACCCACAACAGAAATACCTTCAACCATTATCTCTATCTGATCTCCCTTGATACCTATAATCGTGTAGTTCTTATCTTGTCTCACTTTTCCTCCTTTGATGTATATACTTGATTACAATGCAAAGCCAATGGCCCGCTTGGGCATTTCAAAATTTGTGCCGCTCTCGAGGATGGCATATTTACGCAGATCAGCCAGGGTCAATTTGGCTGTTTTTCCCCGCAGATAGGCCTCATGACAGGCATTCTGCACCACTAGCCTGATCTGTCCTCCGGTGAAGGTGAAGTCATTTGCCAGTCCTTCCACAGCTATGTCCGATGCCCCTGGAATGCTTTCGGGAAGATGCAACCGCCACAGGGCTATCCGGGCTTGATAATCAGGCACTTTGATTTCCAACTTATAGTGAAGCCGTCGGGACATTGCCAGATCGAGATTATCAGCCAGATTGGTGGTGATGATCAGGATACCGGGAAAGCTTTCCAATTCCTCCAGAAACACGCTCTGGATGGTATTCTCCGCATGATCAACCGATCTATCCGGAGAATTAATGCGCTGATGGATAAGCTGATCTCCCTCGTTTAGTAAAAAAACAGGAGACAAGCGCTTCACAGCCGCACGCATCTCTTGAAAGAGTTCCCTGGCCTGTTTTTCACTCTCTCCGTAAAGCGAACCTCGGATAGCGTTGGCATTGATCTGGATCAAAGGACGCTTCAATTCATTGGCGATCACGCCCGCTATGAAGGTCTTGCCAGTACCGGGAACTCCGTGCAAAAGGATATTGATTCCTTGCTGGACATCCTTGTCACCTGTCAACGAAGCACCCATCAAGCCCCACTCGGTAAATTCATCCCGCTGAGGATTCCGCAGCCTTTGCACAATGGTAACGATAAGTTCACGGGTTGGCTGATCCAGGATCAGTTGCTCCAGCTTTTGGGTGGGATATATGCAAGAAAGATAAGTGGAATTGGAAAGCGATCTGTCCACTTTGCCCGATTCTTCTGCTGCCTTTTCCGTTTCGCCATGCAGGGCTGTAACAGCAGTGGAGGTCAGTTCCATCATATAGACAGCAAAAAGGGGGAAAGGAGGTTCTATCAGGCCTTTTCTACAAAGCAGATTATCCTTAGCAAGTATATCTATGAAGTGCTTGCGCTCTTTAGGGCTCTTCGCCAGTAGCGATGCAAGAGTGGCAGGGGAAATTTGATTTGCTGTCTCTCTATTGAAATAATAGATAAGTAACAGGCATTTCTGCCAGAATGAGTTCAATCTGTGCTTCTTGCAGAATTCTGTCCATTTGGCTGAACCCTTGGCATTAATCAAAGCATGTAAATAGTGATCTAGCACCAAGCTTACATTTCTGCCATAGCATGCTCCATTATTGGTTGAGAAATCGCCAGTCAGTTCCGGATAATGCATAAAGAGCACCCCGATCATCTTCATTATAGCATCCATTGCGGTGTCGGATTTGGCAAGGCCTTTGCCAAAAGACTTGAGGCCATCCTTGATGGGATCTTTGCCCAGGATCAGGTTCCAGAGCAGGCCATTAAGCCGTAAGCCTGTGCCATACAGCGCTCGGAGGTCATAATGGTAATCCACTCCCATTAAGTGAGGTGTACTCAGGATTTCCCGGTCGATCAGATCAACAATGGAAGCATACTGCTTATCAAGGTTATCTTCTATGCCAGGCATCATTTCGCAGATCTCGGTCACATTGAAATCCTGCTCGCAGTTCGCCTTGGTCTTTTGGCAGATCCTGGCAATCAGCATCAATTCATTGGGCTGCAATTGATATGCGTCAAGCAGCGGGGACTTTGCTATCGAGCATTGTAAAGAGTGCATAACGGCATGATGACTGGGGCTATCACTCAAGTTAGCTTTTACCTCGGAGTGGGAACTATTCTGCCACTCACTCTCGGTTTCAGAATCAGATGCCTCATCACAAAGCTCTTCCTTATCCAGGAGATCATTAATGTAAGTCACTACCTTGCGCTTATCTTCAACATCCTGCAATTGCTCCAGATATCTCACAATACTTTTCATATCACTTACCTCCATTCTATTTATACCTTATTATAACTTTCCGATGATGAATTTTTGAAATATTTTTCCTTCAAGGTATCTTTTAGAGTACCGCTATGATAGACAGTGGTGGTATGATATACACCTACAACAAGATTACTAAGTTGTTGCACTTACAATCTCTTCAAGCTATTGATCAACTCTATCTACTGCGACTTGATAATAATCACCCTAATCCAAGGGATCGCCATTCTCGTTTGCAGATATCCTGTCAGAATTCTAAATTTTCGGTGATCGTATTTGCAGATATCCAGTCAAAAACTATCAAAATGGGTCTTGGAAAGGATGAGTAAGTATGTCATACGATGCGACAGTTTGCAGTTTTCCCTGCACAATCTACAGTTTTCGTTGTCACCTTGCAATTTATACTACCTATTATAAAAACAGGGATGGATATGGTCAACCAACAATTTACTTGTGGGTAGTAAAGGGTATAAGTACCCCCCTACCAGAGATTATAAATGGCACTAAGCAAAAACTAGTAAAAGAAAAGATAAAAAAATATATAAATGGGTGTTATTGA